GAAATAGGAAATCTATCTGTAGCTGCCGATAAATCGACAGAATACAGAAGATCACTATTCCAAGACTTCACATGATCTACAAATGCACCTTGATTGAAAGTCATATCTTGAGGGATTTTCTTTAATACCTTAAAAAGATAAGAATGGAACCGCTTTAAAGCGGTTTGACTAAAGTAATCGCCTAAGGCGACTACCCTAGTCTTTCCTTCCTTATCAGAGAAATAGACTATCCTACGGAAAGGATAATCTAGACTCTTAGGTATTAGAAAAATCTGTCTCAAAAATGACACCTTTCTAAGCGCAAGTCCCATAAACTTTCCAAGACGTTCACCACCTACTATACTTATACTTTCTACCAGAGAATCTGGCAGACGTACTAAGTCTAGTAATCAACAATAAAGCGCGTTAACGGATTTAACCCCGCTAACGGGCGATTTTGTTGAAAGGTGAAAACGCTTGAAAAGAATGGGTTTGGGAACGAGACCTCTGTGCCGGTACCCCAATTGTTTTCAGAAGTCGACAACAAACATCGAAATTCCTAAGTAACGGTTACCTCTATTCGAGGGCGCTACTATGGATTCGAAGTCTGGATCGGCCTCTGATTTTAAGGCACGAGTAGCGGTAAGAAGAGTCAGAACAAAACGCAGTATAACTGGGTCTTGCTCGATAACTCTCTTCCGTAATCGGCCCAAACAAGTTGGGATCCCCAAAGAAGAAAGTGCACATCCCTTCACACGTTCTGAATTACCGGATAGGTAATTCATAGTGTTAGAACGGACTGCTTTTGCAAAGAGCAGCCCCTCTTTAACTCCACGAGTTTTAAAAACTCGTTCAAGAGTCAGAAGGAATGTATCACATTCTGACACAGAGAAACCAGGAGGGTTAACACCCTTCTGGAGTCAGCTCAAGGTTAATCGTATCTGAGAGAGGAAGTTAAAAATAAATTTTCTTTCTTTCTTAGACATGGTTAAAATTGAGGTGATTATCTTTAGTCTGACAAGACGAGATGATCTCAGAGACGGGAAATGTGTGAGACCAAGCTGGCATTGCCAGACGACGGCGAAAGCCGTAGGCGTTTTCCCCGAAAGGGGAAAACCCTATCAGAGCTTACCTGGACAAGTCGAAGTTACCACATTACTATATAGTTTTTATATAGTACAGGGTATAAGGTCACGTCCTCATCAGATCCAACCTTCCAATTCTTGATGCTCAACCTGTATAACACAAGTTGAAACTCTCTTGTGTTATATTAACCAGGAGGGGCAGCAAGACGGAATATTGGAGCCTGATAAGGAGGTAACGCCTTAAACTTATCTCAAAGCAAGTTGACAACCTTGGAAGATCCCAACATTACAGGGTCATCGTTTCTATCAATAAAGATAGAATCTGACTGAGGTATGGCCATATTCTTTAAAAGAACTGGTCATAACGCAGCAGACTCATCGGACACCTTCAAAAGATTCAAAGAATCCAAGAAAGATTGCTCGATGAGACCTTGACAATGTAACACAGGGTTTTCCAAGAGGTCTCATACCTCCGGATCATTCTCTAGTTGACCGGTGATGTGTAGAAGAATTTCTTCTGCCCATACACCTAAACTCGTCCCAGAATTACTGGTCCGAGGGTCACTCTTTATGAATAAATCTTTAACTGCCTCTGCTAACATATAGTTAACAGAAGCATTTGATGATATCGCATCGGTTAATCCAAACTGCCGTCAAATCACCGAAAGGTGTGACGCCGGTCTGGTTCCGTGGATAACATCTAAAAGATTATTCATTAGGGAGCTCTTCATAGACATCTTCCTTCTATAACGTGAAGGTCGATTCTTGAAGAAACCATAGAAAGATCCTACCATCTCACTGACATTAATATCTCATCCCCGCGTTCGGATTTCTCTTAATAAATTGGTTAAGAGATAATATCTCTTACCCGAATTCTTAAGAGCCGAAATCGGAAATGGTGAAATCTCTTGGCCCTTGTAAATTCACCGTTTGGCGAATTCACAAAGGACAGGCGAGATATGGGTTTTAGCCATACTCACCTCGACTCCAAGGGATTTCATGATATCAAGATACAGGTCTCCAACCTCTTTGTCACCAATCAGAACATCATCTCCTAATAGAACGTATTTTAATTTAGAAAAATCTTTATTTAAAGTACGAGCTATATAGTAGAAGATGTAATGATGAGCGACAGCAAAAGAGGACCATGATGAGTAGAACCCCATTGGATTCCCAACAGAGTATGATATCTCTGTTAGGTTTCCATCTTTACCTTTAACAGTAAAGGGGTACCCTACCATTATGTTCTCTCAAGCTTTTACAAAAGAAGCTGGGAGAAGGCCTTGTAGAACAAGCGAAATCAATGAAATAGGAAATCTATCTGTAGCTGCCGATAAATCGACAGAATACAGAAGATCACTATTCCAAGACTTCACATGATCTACAAATGCACCTTGATTGAAAGTCATATCTTGAGGGATTTTCTTT